CAATCCACGCAATGACCAAATCATCGGTAATCTTGTCGAAAGGGCCTTCACCAGCACCCTCAAAGTGCCAGTTCCCTTCCGTTTCTACCGTGTTCTCGCCGTCAGTTTCAGACGCATGGTATCTAGCCGATGTGACCTTATCACCATCGGCATAGATGTCTAGAATCTTCCACTTCATACCGAGTCAGGCGTCACCGGAGAAGTCGGTTGGCTCGGGTCAGGCGTCCAAGCAACCTGAGAGGCGGCAGCAACCCCATCCACATCCGTAGCGGCATTGATTGCCGTCACAGCGTTTTGGGCTTCTAGACGGATAGTTTGACGCCAACCACCCCAAGTCGGGTTGATTGCGGTCTGAGTCTCATACGCCTTGACAACCATCCAATCGCTAGGCAAAAGGATCGTGTAAGCCGTGTTATTGACGTTCAAAACAGCGGATTGCTGAACCTGGGCCAAGTCTTTAGGCGTGCAAGTGAACGTAATGTCAACTTGGTTAGTGCCTGAGTTGTAGACCGGGGCGTTTTCGGTCACCCAGTAGTAGGTAGAATTTTGTTGAGGCCCGTAGACCACATCCACCATACCGATTGCGGCTTTTTCTTCCGGGGTCGAAAGATTGCACCAGTTAGACGGGTATTCAACGCCATTGACCGTGAACTGCGTCCCGTCAGGGATCAGTTGCTCAATAGTTCCGTTTTGTACGATTGCAAACATTGTTTCTCCTGTTATCGAGCGAGTGCGTTGGCGAATGGGTTTTCGGCAAAGGCGGCGTAGATGTAAGTGCCGCTGTTGGCGTTTGCGTAAGAAGCAGCTGTTCGCATCTTAAAACCATTGGAAAGAATATCAAAGGGATAACCACCACCAACACTCTCAGCGGCGCTTAGGTTTGGATATAGCACTGTGTCTGAGGCGTTATATGTTGATCGAGATGTGTCTTGCAAAATCCAATCACCAACGCTATCAGAACGTTTCCACAAAACCCAACGTGGCCTAAACCCTGTGTACACAAACGGCCCATCAGTAGACCCGTTGCCCGTGTAGCTGCCGAACTTGCTGAAGCCAGCAATCTCGGCCCAGCAGTAGGCGACATAAGTAGAGCCAGAGCCGTTTGTGCCGGCTGAAGTGCCAACTGTGAAAGTCGTGCTAGTTGGGTTGATGCCGCCGCTACTCCATATTGTTGGGCTAGTTGTGTCAACTGCGCCAGTGGTGTTTAACAAAATTCGATAAGTAGTGCTTGCAAGACTTGTGTGCCACACGTTCCAGTTTTCACCAGCACCGCTACGCAGCTTTACGATAACCATTTTTGGCGCAACACCAAGGCTATGCCCAATCGTAGCGTTTGCACCTGTGCCCGTATACGTCACAACCGAGAAGCCAGCCGTAGCATTCACGCTCACAGTGCTGGTGATTGATCCGCTAGCGTTGGATGAGGTTGAGCCTTGACCTGCTTGCCATTGCCAGCCAATGTAGGTAGTTCCGTTGGTGTTATCGTTACCACCAGAACCTGTACCCAAAGCAAATCCGTTGCTGTTAAACGCTGTTAGCGATTGAGCAATCGTACCTTCTGCAACGGTTGAGTCTGTCAATAGATACTTGGTAGCGCCACGAACTGAGTCATACGCTTCAGTATCTCCAACAGTGCTTCGAGATTTAATCCAAACCAAATCAGGCTTGAATGAACCGGCATTGGTAATGTTTTGGCTTGCGCCTGTACCTGTGTAAGTTGTCGCCGCCATGTACTTCCCGCCATTAGTAATGGTGGAGGATGGCAGGTTGTAGGTGTTCAGGGCTTTGTAGCCGCTTGGCGGGGTGTAGGAGAAGGGGCGTTGACCAAAGTTAAAGTCTAACGCATATCCGCCGCCAGCAGAGGTTGCATCACATCCAGCTGCAAAATATGTCCCAGCTGTTAACGCTGTAACAGTTGTTTGAAGCGTGTTGTTTTTGTAAAACGCAACTGTCAAATTGTCCATGTCCAAAGCAATACCAATAATGTCCCCCTGATTGAAAGAGGCAACAGTAGTAACGGTGCTTGCGTTTTTAGAAATTACTCCATTTGATCCGTTGTAAGCGGAACTTATAGGTTGACTGCTCAAATAATCATTCAATGTGACAGTTTGAACAATGCCAAATTGCGCCGCTGAAGAACCAGTACCAGACGAGTCAACACACTCCCAGTACCATTTACCAGATGACATTCCAAACGTGCCTTTGCACGGGCCGTAATTTGCGCCAACTGGAGTTGTTGCTCTTAGATTTCCGTTTGAAAGCGTATTGCTTGAATAGATGTTGTCCAACGGATTCAGCACCGCATAGTTGCCCCGATTCGTACTCCCATCAGCATACGGAGTCGGCACATCAATCATGCTGTCATAGGTCACGCCAGCAGTCACAGAGATGTTGTTAGGAGTCCAGTTGTTGCCGTTGCCTGAGTAGTCTTTACCGATAGCGGCAGCAGTTGCGGCAGAGTTATCCGAGAAGTTCAGATAAAAGCCGTTCGTGCCGTATGTGCCGCTGTACTTCTTGGGTTGCCATACGCCCGTGGTTGCGTTGGATTGCCCGAAACTGCTGGGAGTTAGGGCTTGACCGTCAATGAAGTTATATTCGGTCAGATAAGCATCACTATATGTCGCCGCTGCTTCAATCTTGCCAATCACATGGCCAATTGCGCTACTAAGAGCCGTGTTTTGAGCAATTGATACTGTTGTCGGGTAGTTCACGCCGTTGATGTACATCAAAATTCTATTTGATGCCGTGGCTTGTGCAGTATCAGCCACTAACATAATGTGATACCAGGCAGACGGATCGCGTAGGACAGGGGCGGCAGTAATACTAGCAAAGGCTGTATTAGTTCCGTAGTTCCATAACAAGAGAGTATCGCTCGGATAGCTTCCTTGAGTGCCCGTCACGCTATTCAGCGCAAACGTCCAAGGGTTATTGCCCCATAGAATTGTTTGGCCCGAATTCCCCAATATCCCACGTTTTAACCATAAAGAAATTGTGAATTTCTTACCATCAGTCGGGGTTGTGAATGTCCGATTGAAATACGCAGACGCACTAGAACGTAGCCGCACAGAACGGCTGATGTTGTACCCAGATGGGCCAGCGGTTTTGGCGGCGCTAAACATTAGAAGTTCTGCCCAAAGATGCTACCGTAGGTGTTCGTGCCATCACAGTAGAAGTTGAAAATATCAATCTTGTTAGTTGCGCTGGTCGGGGTAGGCGTCACGCTATTGGCCCATTTGAGCGTAGAACCACCCGCCCAAGTAAGTGAATCAGCAGCGGCGTAACTCACAATCACGGTGTAAGACTTACCAGACACAGAGGACGGCAACGTGATAGTCGTGGAGCCAGAGGTCGTGATCTTTTGGATCGTGCCGTTTGTCAGGTTAATTGAAGTGCTACCCGTTGCCGAGTACAGCGTTTCGGTGTAGTTCGTAATCGTGGGGGCTGTGAGCGTTTTGCTTGATAGCGTCTGGCTGTCAGTCGTTCCAACAATTGCACCACTCGGGGCAGTCAGCGAGGTTGTCCAAGCCGATCCGGTTGAGACTGCGATACCTGCGCCGGGGTAAACCTGGGAAAACGTAACAGTCCCAAACGACAGCGTTCCGGTTCCGTTGGTCTGCAACACCTGCCCGTTAGAACCATCTGCGCTTGGCAGGGTGAAACTGACCGTGTTAGCGGTATTTGGCCCGACAAGGTTGACTGCACCGCCGAGGTTTGCTTGAAAGGTTAATTGTCCCATTTTGTTTCCTTACGGAGCAATGATAAGTTGTGATGCAGTCAGCGCACCAGAGGAGGGGTTGTACTTGAGTTTGGTCGAACTGACGTATTCAGTAGTCAGGTTGCCAGTTGTCACGCTTGCGAATAACGGATAGCGAGTCGCGTTGGTGGTCGTGTCATCCGTCACCGTAGCGTAAGCAGTTGGCGTTGTCCATGTCGGGGCGCTTGATCCGTTGGAGGTCAAGACTTGTCCGGTAGTGCCAGCAGAGACAAAAGATGTAGCGCCAGCACCAGACTGATAGGGAACAAAACCAGCGCCGCCACCAGCCAAATTGGACGCAGTTCCAACCGCCACCGTACTAGAGGCCACGTTTTTCCAGTATTGGAGGGTTGAGTCGTATTGGAGCAATGACAGGTTTGACGGCGTTCCCGTGATCTGCACGTTTTGGTCTGTTCCACCAAGCTGAGAACCTGGGAATAGCGCCACATACATTGACCCCGATCCACCAGAGCCGTTGTTGATGACAATACCAACTTCAGCCTTAATGTTTGGCGCAGAGGGCTTGGTTGCGGTTAGCGCACCACCACCCGCCGGGTCGTACCATAGCGTATCGTTGTTGTTGTAGGCAGACAGGTTAAATCCGCGCACAACACCATGATTGACAACCCGACCAAAGCTACCAGAAGCAATTGGCTCGCAAGCAATCCCGACAATGGCATTTCCGTCCGTCAATCCAGCCGTTGAGGGGCCGAATTCGATCACGCCAGATGCGCCAACCACGCCGGTTTTGACGATAACTTGACCAATTGAAATCGTAGAAGATGCTTTGCCGTAGGTGTAAAGCACTTCACCAACAGGCATGACAAGGCTTGCACCACCATCCAAACCCACGCTCAACCCGCCCGTGGAACTCCAGTAGAGTTTGCCGTAGGCGTAGGAAGCACCAGCCGAAACATTCAATTGCAGGTAATCAGCACCCAGGTTGGTCAACCCGGTAGCCGTTCCACCCGTAATCGCCACAGCGTTGGCGTTTTGGGTCGCCATCGTGCCAAGGCCAGTAATTGCCGAGGTCGGGATTCCGCTGAAGTTTGTGCCGGTTAGGGTCGGGGTTGTTGTCCATGCCAAACCGCTGTTGTTCTGCAAAACGCCAGAACCAGACGCCAGAAATGCTGTCGTGCTAGATGCGGATTGGTAGGGAATCGAGTTAGCCGCCCCACCCGCCAGGTTTGTTGCCGTTCCAGACGTACCAGATGAGCCTGTAACCGATCCGTTGATGGGGTTTGATACTGTGAGGTTGGTCAGCGTTCCAAGGCCCGTAATGCCCGAATATGACCCACTCAAGTAGGACGATCCAATTGTCCCGCTAGTGATCTGTGACCCGTTAATCGCAATTGAGGTGTTGGTCACCGAGGTCAGTTGACCCTGGGCATTGACCGCAAACACGGGAACAGTCGCGGCGGCTCCGTAGGTAGCGGCAGCAACACCCGTATTGGTAATGCTGAACTGACTACCTGCTAGGGTTAACCCTGTGCCAGCGGTGTAGCTTGCGGCAACGCTGAAGTTTGACCAGTTGACTGCGGTGACGTTAATTGTCCCGCCTTGTTGGGCAGTACAGTACCATGCGGTTCCTGCTTGCGTACTACCTTCTTCAACAAAACAGATGGCAGAAACTAATTCTTGCCAAGTATTTGCGTCTGCGGCGCGTGCCCAAGGGCCAGAATCAGCAACATAAATGCCGTTTTGGGAGGCCGTTCCCTGATTTTTAACCAACACCCGGTCACCCGCCTGAAGCGTTACTGAGGTGTCAATCGTTCCGAGGCCAGACAGCGGTAAGTTAGTTGTGGAAGCCGCAACAACAGGCTGTTTCCACGAAATTCCTGTCGCAAAGTAATCCAGATAATTCTTATTGACTACATCGTAGCCAGAACCTGGGGATGCGAGGACGGTTGCGCTAGTGAAAGCACCTGTCGAAGGCGTTGTTGCCCCGATTGGTGAACTGTCAATAGTGCTGAGTGTGATGTGCAATCCCGACTGTTGAGGATCGGGAGTTGCGTAAAAGGGCTGACCCTGCCCAATAAACGTCTGGAAAGTCCCGTCCACGGCGAAATACGCCTGAACGGGCAACAGATTCTGGTCATTTACTTTGGAAGGATCAGCCATAGTCTTACGATTGGTCTGCTGCGGGAGTGACGTACAAAGTGGTCGTGTCAGTACCACCACAGATTGCCGACAAATAATAAGGAGTTGTCGGTGTCGCAAGAATCAACGGGGTGACCATGTTTCCGGGGAGAACAAAGTCGCCGTTTGTGCCATCCGTGGGAAACACCGGGGTTCCAACATTAGCTGTTGTCGTACCCCAACGAATCGCACACGGTTTGGTTCCAGCATTCAGAAAACTGGTGTAGTTAATCTGATCGTTGGTGTTATCGTCAACCAGCACAGCGGTATGCGCTGAAGCCGTGACCGCAAGGGCTACTGTAACCCCTGCGTTTCTTTGGACTGTTGACGATGCCATGTCAGACAGCGTTAGAGGCCAAAGGCAACGATTCTGCGCGATCAACCACAACGGTGTAAGTTCCGGCGGCGGCAGAGGCCGAGGAACCCGTAGCGTTGGTGAATTGAATCGTCAGAGTGTCAGCGGCTGAAACGTAGGCGTTACCAATGCCAACACCGGTGGTTTGCGCGGCGGGAAGGGTAACTTTTACGGCATCGCCAACTTGCAAGCCAGGCACAGACACATTTTTGGATGCGCCAGAGGAGGCAACGGTCGTTGCGGTGACGGGGACACCCATAATAAACGAATTAAGGATGTTGCCACGCAGAACGGTGGTTTGCAGAGCCATGATTTCTCCTTAGAGATGAATTGATTTTAACCAGAAAAAGAGAAAAAGCCACCCTTTTTGAGAGTGGCTTTCCCTTATTTAAGGCAATTTAAGCCTTGATGAGGCCCAGAGCCTTCAGCGCGGCAACGATGTCACCAATCGTGTAGGCAGTCGAACCAGAGCCGCCGGTGAACGTGGTGTTCACATAGGCAGCCGTGGTCGAGCCAGCAGCGGAGGTGGCGGTATTGCCAGATGCGGTCGGCTGGGTCGAACCCGTAGCGCCAAAGAAGGACACCAGACCGCCGTTGGGGGCGATTGCGGTTCCGTCCGTGCTGTCACCATCAATCAGATAGTGGGGGCTGGTGGTAACGGCAGGGCCGTTGTTGGTGTAGGTCGTAGGGGCGAGAGGCATGATCTATTTTCCTTTCAATTAAGCCGCAACACGGCAAGCGAGTTCCGGGTACAGGGGAGCCCAGCCATAGAGTACATCCAGGCGAGTTGGGATCGAATCGTTGTTAATGGTGTACTGGCGAACCACACGCATCGACAGACCGATCTCTTTGTCGGAAGCACGTCCTGCAAAATGAACCATTCTGTTACTTCGGCCTTTTAGCTTACTGACCCTTTCAGGCGGGGTAACCTCTTCGGATCACCCTCTGCGACTTCAATTCAGTTATATCGCAGTTCAGACTATCGCATCAGCTTTCGCTGTTTTCCCACTTAGTCGTTCAGGCTGCACACCTTGCGGTTGCTTGCCCCTTGTTAACCTCTTCAGGCACTCCAAGTCAATCAGGGAAAATTTAACCAGATCAGGCAGCGAGAGCGAATTGCTCTTCGTTTGCGCCAATCATGAGGGCACACATTTGACCCTCAGGCAATTCGAGGTCGGCCACAGCCAACGTAAACGCATTGCGGTGCATGATGATGTTCTGCGGAGAAACCGTACCCGTCTTGTTGAAGAAGTTAACGGTAGCCGTAGAGGAGGTGCTGGGGATCGAAACGTTCTGGAACTGACCAGCGGTGATAACAGCAGGGCTGACGGTCACGTTGAAGGTCGCGCCAGTACCGGAGGCAGCGGCTTTGACCACAAAGTTACGCAGCTTGTTGCTACCGTAGGCTTGACGGTTCTGGGGGTTAACAGCGTAGACGCCATCAATCGTAATCACATCGCCAGCGTTCAGGGAAACTGCGCCGGTAGAGGTGATGCTGATCGTGGAGGACGATGCCCAGCCAGAGGTCAGGAAGCCAGTAGCAGCGGTCGTGCTGATCGTAGCCGTTCCTGCGAACGAACCAAACGTCTGCGAAACCACGTTCTGATCCATTTTCCAGTTCATCAATCTGTTACTTTCAGCGTTTCCGCTTACTGACCACTTTCGTGGCGGGGAAAACTCTTCGGAATTCCCTCAAGGCTTTCATTTAGATTATGGCCCTGTTCAGACTATCGCATCCCATTTCAGGGTTTCTTCACTTAGTCGTTCACGCTGCACGGTTGCCCTGCTTGCGCCCTGTCGCCCATCTCTGGGCTTCCAAGTCAATCAGAAGAAATTTTGCCAATCCGCTTAGTGCAGATATGCGGGCATAACTTTACCCGCAGAGTCGCGACCCATCAAACCCTTGCGATATTGCTCGCCAACGGCTTCCTGGGGCACAAACAGACCTTTCAGGCTGTCCACGATGGTGGCGCTGGTGAAAGGCTCAACGATGCACGAACGGCGACCGTCACGGGGTGCGCCTTCGGAGTCCAGATACGCACCTGCGGTCAGGTAGGTAATCAGGCCCGTGGGCGGCGTGCCAGCGGTTCCAACGATGTTGGCGGTGTTCAGCGTAGCCATCGACAGACCATCACGGTCAATCTTGTTGGCAATTGCGGCGACAGCGGGTTTCAGCACGCGGTCAGAGAACATATCCAGAGACAGAGCCAGGTCTTGGGTGGTGAACTGGGTGTCAACGTGGAACTGGGTTCCCAAGGTAACGGGCACGCTCGTCTCGTTGAAATCTTCAACGTTCAGGGCGGGGCCAGTAGTCCCAATGAATCGTCCAGGTCTCATTCTGTTACTTTCACCTTGCGGCTACTGACCAATCTTTTGATTGGCGGGGCTGATTCTTCGATCTGCCCTCAGAGCTTTCCTTAGTTATGGCTCTGTTCAGACTATCGCATCCCTTACGGGCCTTCTCACTTAGTCGTTCACGGTGCTTTCGCTTCCGCCCTGTCGCCCACTACTGGGCTTCCAAGTCAATCAGAGAAGGTTTTACGTCCGCATTCCTGTTCTTTTACGGACGTTCACGGTGTTGCCGATTTTGGCTCCTCAATCACACCGCGAAACGGAGGCAGGAGTTATACCACCGCAAATTGGTCATCATAGTTGCGATCCACCTCGCTCGTAAATGTCAACTCGTTCTCTAGCACCATGAGGGCTTCATTGGTGATTTTTGAAATAGTCAGAAGTTGGTTACTCATGACCTATCCTTTCATTTGAAATTAAGAAAAAAGATTAGATTTACCGAATCTTTCCAGCCTTGCGCATCGCTTTCCACTCATGATATGAACCCTTGAACACTCCGTCAGAGGTCATGGGCACATCTGCTTTTCCAGCGCCACGGATCGGTTGAATTGGCTCCGGTGCTTTACTTCTAGCCACAGTTGGGGGCTTTTCATCTTTCGATTCAAACCTCGTTTCCAGTTTCCCTAGTTCGCGTAAAGCCTTGGCTGGCGTCATTCTGGACAACTGCTCAACAACCTCTGGGTTGCTTGCAAAGTGATACAGGAGTTTTGGCCCTACATCACTATCCATCACCGCATCCCGAATGTGATCGGAAATAGGTGTATCTGCCGCCGATGCGATCATTTCGTCAAAATCGGGCATTTCTGCTTTCGCCGCTACTAGCTTTTGCATCCAAGTCTCTTGAGTCTTGGCACGCTCGGCTTGCACTCGAGCTTGCTCTTGCGCCTCTTTTTCCTGTCTGAATCGCTGCTCTACCCGGTAATCAGCAAGAGCCTTCGCATACTCAAATGCGTCCTCAAACTGATGCGGCTGGGGTTCTTGATCGACTTTGACCTCCTGTTTGGGGGCTGACTGTCGCTCCAGTTCTGCCAGACGCGCCTCTAGAGCCGACCTTGCTTCGCGTTCCCGCTGGGCTTCTGCCCTCGCTTCTTCACGTTGCCGGGTTATCTCCGAGAACCGTTTTTCGATCTTTGGATTCTGTTTACGTTCCTCTTGTGGTTTCGCGGTTTCTGCTTCGGGCGGTTCACTCTGATCCTCTGCCACCGGCTCGGCATCGACCTGTTCAGTCTCTACCGCCTCGGTTTCGGGTTTGGATTCAGCTAAACCTAATCTCTCTGCATAAAATTCTGCCGCATTTTCGCTGGTCACTACCGACCCAGCATTTTTCTCAGTTGACATAGGTTTTACCCTAAGAATTTACCCCGTGAAACCCACGGGTAGGTTTGGTCAATATAGACCTTATTGGTTACTGCGTCAATCCACCTGTAAACGGATTAGCGCCATGCTCGATGTCTTGGGCCGCAACCTGGGCATATTGCATCTGCTCGGCATTCCTGCGGTCAATCTCCGCATTTAGGCGTGCCGTGTCCATGTTGTGCAAAAGCAACTGCACGATTGCGTCAATTTCTGTCTTGTTTTGCGAGGTGATAGCACGGGTGTTTTGGTCGTTAACCTTGACCTCGGCAATCGTCTCGGTGTTGTGGGCGCGTGCAGTGACATCCATGAGTTTGCGCTTGTCCTCGTGGGCTTGACGCACTTCCTCGATGTCTTGGCGCTGTTTGATGAACATCTGCATGGCA